TAAGGAAATCTTTTGCCATTGGTCCAAATGCAGAAGCCAATTCCAATCCCATCATTTTTACTGAATTCTGTAATTGGTCCATCTGAGTTGTTCTTTCAGCAGCAACTTTTTGATTTTTAAGTTCTGCTTCGAGTTCTTTTTTAGACATTTTGGATAAATCTTTACCCGAACTAATTAATTGTTGAGCAGCTGCTAAATCATCTCCTTTTAATTTACCAAGTTGTTTTTGAATTCTTTGTTGGTTAATTAAATCTTGGATTGGCATTCCAGTTGCCTTGGAAAGAGCCTCTTGTTCATATACATTTAATTTGGTTAAATCACCAAGTTGTTTTGTTTGTTTTAAAACTTCTTGTTGAGCTCCTACTATATCACCTTGAGCAGCTAATCCTCTAGCTCTACTTAAATTTAAATTTACTCCAAGTATTGCACTTGCTTCTAATTCTGAATTTATACTATTTTCAAAATCAAGTAATCCACCTGCTACCGCAGAAGCTTGTTTTATAGAAGTTCCTAATTTAGCTGCCTGGATAGCTGCTTTTTGTAATTGTTGTGGAGAACCTTTAAAGTATTTATATACTTCTTCAGAACTCTCAGCCATATCTTTAAGAACTTTACCTACTGGTACTTTAGCCGCTTTTGCAGCATTTACGGTAACATTTACCATACCTTGAGCAAGTTCTTGTGAAGCTCCAAATGCGTTTTGGAATAGTTTATTTACATTACCTATTTCATCTGTACTCAGTCCTAATCCAGCGGCTAATTTAACAGAGTTTTCTAATACACTTGAACTGATATCTTCAATACCTCCAAATGCATTAAACATTCCACCTGCAAGTTTAGCACCTTCTTCAAGTGAACCTGTCATATGGAATACCGATGATGCAGCTGAACTAACTTTGGATTCTAATCCATCAAACTGATTCGCTGATAAACCTGTGGTTTCTCTAAATGCAATTACTCCTTTTTCAAACGCATTAACCGCAAATAATCCTGCGGCCAACATTCCAATAAGAGCAAGTAATATTGCTTGAGGTCCGAGAAATGCTCCCATTAATCCTTTACCAAGACCAGGAGCAGCACCTCTTAATGCTTGCATTGATGTTAAACCACCATCTAAACCTTCTTTAAATTTTGTTGTAAATTCTTTGGAAGCTTTACCTAATTTTCCTTTTATTGCATTTGCTGCCTTTTGAGCCTGTCCACCGAGTACTCCACCAAATAATGGTATGTTTCCTATTTTTTGAGCAATATTATCAAGTCCTTGTCCTATTTTTGTAGAATAATCTTCAGCAACTTGATTTACTCTTTCAGTAGCTCTTAATCTATCTTCTTCTATTACAAGTGCTTCGTTTGCAAGTTTAAGTGCTTTTATTTTTTCCGCACCTACCGCTTTGTTTGCACCAAAATAACTTTTAGTAATTCTATTTATTTCAAGTTGATTCTTGTTTATTCGTTCCGATACACTATCTGCATCTTGAAGTCCTTCTACTGATTTTTGTAAATCTGTAATGTAAGATTTAACTTTAGAACCAAGTTTAGTTCTATAATCAATTTGTTTGCTAAGTTGTTTATTAATGGCACCTTGCATTGATTCAGACATCTTTAATGCTGCCTGATAATCTTTTTCAAGTTTTATAGCTTCCCTAGCCTGTTCTGCTTTATTTTTTGCCATTATCTAAATTTCCTGTAAATATTGGATTAACCTTTATATGATTTTCCTAATATGTGTTTATACAAATCAGGAATGGGTTCACCTTTCTTTTTCATATCTGCTACTTTTTTATGCATATCAGACATATTAGAATCTAATCTTTTAGCTATCTTTAAAAACTCTTTATCGTTAGATAGTTTTTTAACTAGCCTTTTACCAAATAGATAATCGATGAAACCTTCGTTTAATCCATGTTTTTTAATAAGAGCTTGTTTTACCTTTTCTCTTTGTTCTTTAGTTAGTCTCATAATAAGTTTTCCTATTTATACTACTATAAATATAAGTCAAAAAAAAAGTGAGGATTTAATTCCTCACTTTTACATTTGGTCCTCTTGTAGTAGAGGAACTCGAGCCTTTGGAAGCTCTATCCATTTCTTCCTTTTCTTTTTGTTTAGCATCTGAAAGTTCTTTATAATAAAATCTTCTTAGATGTACCGGTAACCTATAAACTCCTTCTTGAGTAAACCCATTACCATAGTAACATAACTCAAAAATTTGTTTATGTAGAATAACAGAGTAGTTAGTCGGTAGGCCAAAAAAACCCCACGCCCATTGGTATGGGCTTTACCTCCGTATCTCCAGTATTTGGGTTTTCCCACTCGAACTCTAAATTAACATCAGGCTGGTGTTTCCTTACTTGTTCTCTAAAAGCTCTCGTGTCTCTTGTTAAAAATAAATTGTTAATAAATTTAGTAATAGATTGAGTATCATCTTTACCATCGATAGATGTAATCATATATCTATATCGAGTAGTTAATTCAGAACTTCTTCCTTCACCTTTTTTATTTAACCTTTCTAATGCCTTTACATCAGCATCAATTTTTCTTTCATCACCATGAGTTAGTAACTTATATTCAAGTACTACTCCTGTTGAGGTGGTAAATTGATACCTGTTTTCTGGATTTAACTTTTCTAATTCTATTTCTGAGGTTTGTACTTTTGATAAATCAACAGATGTCTCATGTACTTCACCTAAATCGTCTTGAATCTGAACTGTGTATGCAGGTCCATAACCTAAAATACGAGTTGCTAACATTATAGCGTTTTTATCCCCTATAAGAATGTCATCTATATTTACATCCTTATCTACTATAATAGATTCAAATAACTTATCAAGTACCACCCCCTTTCTTATCAGATTCTGCGATGAGAGAATTTCTTCTTCTCGTGCAGTCATGTACTTTATTTCAACTGTTCCTTTAGATAGGGGATTATCTTCTGGATAGCCTTTACCTTGTGATGGGAGTGATATCACTTCGGTTGGAAAATCATATTTTGCCATAAACTTTAATTTAAATTGTTTTATATAAATATATACTTTTTAAAAAGTTGAAAAAAAGGCACAAAAAAAGTTCTCACTAAGAGAACTTTTTTATATAAAAAATAAGTTGGAGCAATATTAGAATTCTAAGATAGCGTAATCATAAGAAAGTGTTAGTTCAATTGAAGTAGGTTCATTTGATGACCAATCCAATCCACCGAAGTTCGCAGATTGAATAAATGCACCTTTTAATGTCCATTGTTCAATTTTATCACCAACAGGTCCTAATAGATAACATTGAATATCTTTTTTATAGAAATCTGCATATCCATCTCTACCAGTTAGAGATTCATGAGAAGTTCTTACCCACTCCATCACTGCCTGAGCACCAGATGGAACGATTGGGTCATAAAGTGTCATGGTAACATCTTGCCAATCTCCTTTACCTTTAAGTTTTCTCTTAACATTGATGTGGTCAAGAACAACAGTTTCAAACTGAATAGTTGGTCTTGTAGCTACTTTAATAAGATATGAAGGAATACCATCAATTTCCATGATGAACCTATTTTGCATTTTAGGTTCGAAATTGGTATAAAACATATCGTTAAATTCTAATACTTCTGCCATTTTGTTTTCTCCTTAATTTGTACTATTATAAATATAGTCCTTTTTATTTTTTATTTTAAAATTATGCCGAGAATGAAGCTCCTGTTGGGAGAATGTTGAAATCTAACACGATGAATTCAGCAGTTTTCGTTGGTTGTAAGAAAATCTGTCCAGCCAATATATTTCTGTCAATTACATCTGGTGTGTTATTAGTTTCATCCATCACTACTCTAAATGCGTATAAACCTTGTCTTTGTTGGATTCCTTCTAAATACGGATTAACAGTATTTAAGAATCTTCCTCTTGTTTGAGAAGTGTTTTGTTCGAACACCAAGTATCTTGATGTAGAAGCGATATACTTCTTAACTTTGATTAATAATCTTCTAACATTAATTCTATCAAGTGCAGATGCTCTATCTTGAAGAGTTTTTTGTCCGAATGCAACAATACCTTCACCAGGGAATGCCGCGATTGGGTTAACTTTACCTTCATATAGTGTATCTCTTTCAGCGTGTGTTAATCTGTTTAATACAGATACCGCACCTACGATACCACCTCTATTTAAACCAGCGGGTGCGAACCATTCAGCCGCAATCGCATCGTTAGCTGCATATATTCCAGGCATCAATACTGAAGGTGGAACTGCAGTTAATCTATTTGTTCTTGAATCAATTGTTTTAACCCATGGGTAGTAAGTACCTACATAGTTAGAATCTAAGTTACCAGCCTGTTCAACAGCCTGTGAAATAGTATCTGTTGAAACTTGTCCATTTGCAGAGTTGTAAGTTACACCAACAACATCACCAATGAAGAAAGCATCTTCTCTAGCCTCTACCATATCAACAATCTTATCAAATACATAAGAGTGGTGTCTACGAACAATACCAGGTACAGATACTAAGTTGATATCGAAATCATCTGGATTAGATACTGAGTTAATTCCTTTTACATAAGCAACTGAACCACTAGCGGTTGAAGTTGAACAATCAAATCCTTGTGTGTTACCACTACCGAAGTTAGCAGATGAACCAGCAAGTGCCTTTTCAGTATTTGGTGATACACCATCAAATCCATCTTGGAATCCAATAGTAAATTGTCTCTTATTAACATCATCTGATGCTGAACCAGTTAGTTCAAATCCAAATGAGTGTGTTCCACCATTAATAGTTACAGTACCATCAAAAGCGAATACTGTGTTAGCACCTTGTGTAGCTGAAGATGGAATTGGAGATAGATAATGTGAGTTATCAACCTTAACAATTGCACTTTCTAAATCAATACCACTAAACTTAGTTGCACTTGATGAAGAGTTATCAGAAGAACCTGTTGAGTAAATAACAGCCGGTACTAATGATTCTAATGATGAACCAACAAAAATTGGGTTATAATATTTATCGTGTCCGAATGGTCCTGCAGTTACAGGGAATGAACCTTCAGGTTTACATTCTACTCTAATATGTTTAGAACGATTTACATAATCACCATTCTCTGTTTGTTTTCCGTTTGCATCAATAACAAGGTTTCTATCACCGATTACTTTCTTAATGTAGTTTGGAGATGCAGGGTCTAAGTTCAAGTTATTGAATGTTTCTAAGATTACTGGTCTCTTATCTGTATCAGAGTATCCTCTAACTGCGATTGAGAAAGTTGAGTAATCAGTAGAATTGTTTGAACCTGCAGCCTTTACATTGAAAATAGAAACTTTATATTCTTTGTTATAGTTTGTACCATCACCTATTGTATGAAGTCTAAACAAATCATGTCTTTCACCCGAAATCAACTGAGATTTAATCCAAGGAGTTGATGCGTGTTGAATATCGTTTGAAAATACTTGGTCTGCTATATCAATCAATTCTACTTGTGAACCACTATCCGAAATATAAGTTGTTTGGTTAGTTGATTCATTTTCAAAGTATTTGTAGATATAAGCACCTTTTGAACCTCTTGGTGATTCACCAAATACATCTGATAAATCATTTCCAGCTGAAGGTAAAACTGATGCAGATACTGCAGTGTTATAATTTGAGTTAGAACCACTTAAAGTGATTGAGAATGCTGAAGCTGATGGTTGTGAATCAATAGATGCAGTTACACCAGTTGCACTATCCCAAATATGAGTAGTGTGAAGTGTTCCTACAATTTTTCTTCCTCCATCTGAACCACTAATTGCTATTGCAGCCGGTCCAACTTCGGTATATCCACCGATTCCTCCAACTCTAACAATAGTTACTGTTCCAGCTTCTCTTAAATAATTTTGTACGGTATATCCTGTATAGTAAGAACCATCAGGTGTACCGAATATTTCTTCAAATTCCGATTGTGTATTAACAACGGTTGGTACGAAAGCAGGTCCTTTATCAAAAGGTCCAATTACTGCTGCTCCGATTTCTCCAATCCCTTGTGCTAAGAAAGAAAGGTCATTTTCTCTCGTAAATACACCAGGTGATACAATTTTTTCTGCCATTTTTATTACTCCTTGTTAATTATCTTGTGTAAACATACACATATAAATATAAAATACTTTTTGTAAAGTACTATTTTTGATTATTCACTATCTTTTTCTGTCGGAGTTGGTGTGAACTCATTTGTTGATGGGTCATAATTACCATCTCCATACTTTTCATTTAGTGATTGAAATAACTCCGATTCTACTTTTTGTAAATCTTGATGTTTTTTAATTCCTTGTGCAATCAAATCATCAATTTCTTTCAATCTTCTTTCTTTCTCAATAGAAAGTTGCCCAAGTTGTGTAAACACTTCCGAAACATCTTGTCTTAATTCAGAGATTTTTGTAACTTCTTCTTCTGTAAACTGAATTTGTTCTGCCATTTTGATATATTTTATTTAATGTTTTGTTTATATATATAAATATATGATTTTTTACCAAACATAAAAATTAGTTGGTAAATGTAAGAGTAGAACTCCAATCTCCATATAAACCATGGTCGATGGCTCTTACTCTACAATAATTAGTACCTGCCGATAATCCTTGACCATTGATAGATATAGATGTAGATGAATATTCATCATAATCAACAGTTGGTGAACTAAAGTCAGAATTGTTATCTAATTGTACTTGATATGCTGTAATTCCTGTTATTCCACTTGATGTAGGTGCACTCCATGAAATAATTCTACTTGATATAGTTGGAGTTGCAACTTGACCAGGAGTACCTAAATCACTATGAGAGTTTCCTTGTTCTTTGTTGTGTGTAATATATCCATTTACTAAGAATGTATCATCTTGTTCAACATCAAGAGAAACAATCTCTACTGTATCTTGTATTAATTCGTTTGAAACAACATCTACTTCAGTACCATCACCTTTAATTAACTTATCTCCGATTTGTATTGTTGAAATTCTTTTAAATCTAAATAAATCATCAGATGAATCTTTCACCAATAAGGGGTGTTCTGCTGTTGCTCTTACTTCTCCACTATTTAATGAATAATATTTTGATGCGAAAGAATAAACAAGATTTATAATAGTAACTTCTTTAGATGTTCTAACTAAATTATCAGTTGACCATTCTAAGAAATCTTCTTCATCATCTGGACCTAATCCATTTAAAGAATATCCTGTTAAAAGTTCTCCTTCTCCTAAATCACCAACTTCAAGAGTAGTTCCATCTGATAATAGGATAGGTGAATCTGCTAATAAACATAAATCACTTGAGTTACCATCGTAAGTATCTACTGAATAAACTGTCTTATCTTTATTAACTCCATATCCATTACCACTACCAATATGGTCATTAAAATCATCTTCAAATGATACTCTAATAGTGTGGGTTTGTGTACTCATAAGTGAAGTTTGTGAATCAACTCCTTGTGGATTCATAGTAGATACAGAAAATGTTGCACTTGCTCCATTATTTGTACTTAAAGAAATATATGAACCAGCTGGTATTGACCAACTAAAGTTTGAACTTGTTCCACTTATCTGAGTAAAGTTTGTTCCAGCTCCAGTAAATGATAATGTATATGCTTCAGTACTATCTTCCACTACATAAGTATATCCCCCAACTGAACCTACTGAATCAATTGCGAACGTACTCAATCCAATATCATCTCCAGCTGATGGTGAACCTTTAATTGTACCTAACGATACATTTGAGTTTTGTGTATTACCAGTAGCTCCTGCTAAACCATTAAGTGATAAAGTATCTCCTGATGAAAGTGTTGCCATAATTATTTCCTACTATATATTATAAATATTCAACAAATTTTGAATCCATTCATCTTTATTAGTATAATTTGAAACTAAATAAGATTTTATTTTGATGAACCATTTATTTTTTTCTTCGTATGAAGATTTTTGTATCTTACTATAAATATGATTAAATTCTTTTTTAGATGATGCCCTATAAGGGTATTCCAAATCTTTACACCAATCTTTATGTATTATTGGTAATTTACCCATATCTACTGATTGAAATATAGAATATCCAAATGGTTCTGATGTAAAACATGAATGTGAGATTCCCCAATCCATATTCCAAAACTTTTCAGAAAATTTAGAATTATAATGAAATATTTTTGATTTACTAACATCTAATTTAACTCCACTTTTCCAAATCATATTAAATTCTTTCGAATTTGTAAAAATTAAGGATTCTAATCCATCTAAATAATGTGGATTCTTTCTACCTTCACATCTTGAAGCAAAACCCAACTTATTAGATTTACTTAAAGGTTTATTATGTTTGAATTCGTAAAAATTTAAAATTCTTTTATTTGGTATAAGAATATCATATAATCCTATCCATATTGAATGAGTTGCCCATTCATTTATTTGTGTTTCCCATGATGAATCTAAATATGGATGCCAACCTAATGATGCATCAGTAACTACTTGTGATTTTAAAATATGGTCTACTGAGTTGTGTAATATATTAGAGTAGATTTTATTTTTATTATCTACTAATATTTTCATTGGGGTATAATGACCATGTAGTATATTAATTCTTCTTGCATTTTTACAAAGATTTTCTGCAAACTCTATATCATCACCATGCCAATATGTTTCAATTGGAAATTGATAATCTTCATGACCTTTGGGTTTGTTTCTATGAATTAAAAGAATTGGTTTTACATCTAATTTAGGTGCAACTAACTCCATCCATAAATTTATCCATGTATCAGTACCTGCATTTACCCATGGGCCTCCACCAGTTGTATAATAGATATCATACATATTTTATTTTTTTACGATTATTACTCCAGCAAATGTAGTTGAAAATACAACGGTAACTTGATTTGCTGAATTTGTAGTAATTGAAGTTGGTACTTCTTGTTGGGATGTAGAAGTATTCCAAGCTTGTACAATCGGATATTGTTCGTTTAGATTGTGAGTTACTGCATATGAACTTGCACCACTTACAGTTTCTTTATGAGTTGTTAGTGAAGTGATTTGTGATGAACCACTTATTAAACCATCACCATTTAATTCTGCAAATACTCCATAATTAGAAATTTGAGCCGATGATGAAACTAATCCATCTATATCAAATAAATCATCAATTTGTGCAGATGATGATACGATTCCACTTGGAATATTGTTAAAATTTGTCCAATCTAAATAATATGAAGCAGGTTGTCCATTTAAATTGGATGCATCACCAGCAGAACCACTTACAATATGTCCACCTTTTGCAATAACTACAAAACCATTTTGAGCTGAAGATAAAGTTATTTGAACATTGTTATTATCAGTAAGAGTTATAGATTGTGGTATGATTTGAGAATCATTTGTATCATATACAGATACAATAACATTTTTTGTTTCAAATGCGTGATTTACAGTAAATGAAGATGCATTTGAAAAAGAACCTGTTACAGTTGCATTTTCTGATATAGTTGCAGATACATTTGTTAATCTACTACCATCACCAACAAAATAAGATGCAGTTACTGCACCATTCAACTGAATTGAACCTGTTATATAATTTTCTGTATCTGTGGTAAGTATTTCGGATATGACAGGAGTTCCTGAATCTTTTTCGAAAAAAATTCTACCATCATAGGTGTTAATTGCCAACTCACCAAGTTCTAAGTTACTTGTAGAGGGAATTTTACCAGATACTGCTGTTCTTTTTAGTTTTACTACTTGTGCCATATGTATGACTTACCGTTTTCAAATTATATAATTATTAAAAATAAGAAAATCCCTTATATAAGGGAATTAACTTTCTTATTGTATTTTTGACTTTAATTCGTCAATTTGTTTTTGTTGTTCCTTAATAGCTTCTATCAAGAGACCGGTAAGTTTGGCATAATCTACACCTTTAAAACCATTATCTCTATCAGTTACTAATTGTGGAAGAACTTTCTCAACATCTTGTGCAATAACCCCTACATTTGGTAGAGATTGTTGTAATTCATCCGCATTTTCATTCCAATCCCAAGTTACACCTTTAAGAGATTGAACTTTTTCAATTGGATTAGAAATAAGTTCTATATTATCTTTTAATCTTTCATCTGAAGAAGCATATGCTACAACATCACCTCCTACGTTTAATGCTCCACTAATACCAACACCACCAGTTACTTTAAGTGCTCCAGTCGTTTTGGATGTTGAAGCAGTTGAGTTAGAAATATTAACTGCGGCTGAGAATGTTTTATCTCCACTAAATGTTTGTGTTCCACTTAGGTGAGCTGTATTTGATGATAAATAAGCATCTGCAATTGCCGTACCTTGCCAAGTACCTGTTGAGATTGTTCCTACGGTTGTGATATTAGATGAACCACCCCATGTAGAAAGTGCAGTGTTTTCAACATTTCCTAAACCTATATTAGATTTAGTAAGTGTTCTTGTAGAAACAGTACCATTTGCATCAGTAACATGACCATTTGAATCTGTTGTAATATTGAAGTCTAAATCTGATATTACAGTTGCTCCTGTTAATTCAGTTGTATCAATATCTATATCATCGCCATCGAAAGTTGGGTGAGAATAGTTATTTGCGTTTGTTGCAATACTATCTAATTTAGTACCATCGGTTGCAATATCTCTACCATCTACTGTACCAGTTACAGTTATATTTCCTCCTACATTCAAGTCATCAGAGAAAGTAAATCTCGAATTACCATTATCCCATGTTAATGATTCATTAGCACCACTAATAAATAAACCACCACCATCTGCTGAGGCTGCAGTTGAACCACCTCGGTTAAGTTCAATTAATTTATCAGTTACATTTAAGTTTGTTGTATTAATAGATGTAGTTGTACCATCTACTGTTAAGTTACCAGATACAGTTAAATCGTTGAATGTTACATTATCTGATGTTCCTACTGCTTGTCCAATTGAGATATCATTTGCATTTACAGTAACACCAGTACCTGCTCCAACATGAATTGTTCTTGTTGCAGCAATAGTACCACCGCCAGTTAAACCATCACCAGCAGTAATTGATACTGAGGTATGGTCAATGTGTTCATTTGCAACAAATCCAGATAAATTATCGTGTACGATTTCTGAATCAGTAGTTGATAGAGTATCTCCTGTTAAAGTAATACCAGTACCAGCTGCTAAGTTAGTATCATCTGAAATATCAATTTGATTTCTTGTAATAGTCTGACCAACAATTGTAATATAGTCTCTACTACCAGCTAAAGTTACATCCGTAGAGTTATCAGTACCAGCTGCATCTACTCCAAGTGCCGTTCTTGCTGCACCTGCTGAAGTTGCTCCTGTACCACCACTTCCGATTGGAATTGTTCCACCTGTAATTTCTTGTCCACTAATACTTAAGTAGTTTGTGTTAGCTAATGTTACATCTGTTGAATTATCTGTTCCTGATGCATCTACTCCTAAGTTTGTTTGTATTGTAGTTTTATTACCAGAAGAAATTCCAGTTGCTGCTACCAATCCACTTGTTACATTAGCAGCATCAGTTACATCTGCACCGTTTTCTACATTTATAAATGAACGAACTTGTGAAGCTGAACCACTAACTACATCGATACTTCTGATGTAAGATTCTACATCTGAATCACTATAATGAGATAAATCAGAAATCTGAGATTCAGTAATTGTAATTTGTGATGAAGCACTAATTACACCCTCTGCAGTTAATTTAGTTTTTACTCTTGCATCAGTATAATATAAGTTTGTTCCTTCTGATAAGTTAGTTGTTGATTTGGTTGCTAATCTTGAATCCCAATCTGAATCCGTATAATGGTCTAAATCAGAAATCTGAGATTCAGTAATTGTAATTTGTGATGAAGCACTAATTACACCCTCTGCATTTAATTTAGTTTTTACTTTTGTATCAGAGTATTGGTTTATCGAACCATAGTTTGTTGTTTGAGTTACATCAATTTGAGATGATTGTGAAACAGCTCCTGTACCATTTGTTATAGTTGAGTAAGTAATAGAGTCACCTAATGCAACAGATGTTCCCGCAATAGTTATAGAATTATTTGAAATTGATGTACCATCAATTTGAGATGATTGAGAAACTATTCCATCTGATTCCGTATTTAAATATCTTGTATCAAATTCTGTTGTTAATTGTGCAGATGATGAAATTACTCCTAATGTATTATTATAAGAAAGTACATTTACATCAAAGTTTGTAATTGAATCTGCATTAACTTGAGAGGATTGTGAGATAATTCCATCTCCATTTGTATTTAAATATCTTGTATCGAATTCTTCTGTTAATTGTGCAGATTGTGATATAGTCCCTGTACCATTTGTTATAGTTGAGTAAGTAATAGAGTCACCTAATGAAAGAGATGTTCCTGCAATAGTTATAGAATTATTTGAAATTGATGTACCATCAATTTGAGATGATTGAGAAACTATTCCATCTGAGTCTGTGTTTAAGTATCTTTCATCGAATTCTGTTGTTAATTGCTCCGAGCTTGATAATATACCTAATGAATTGATGTATATTAAAGTATCGGAATCAGTATATGATGTTACACCACTAAGATTAGAACCATCTCCTTCAAATGAACCAGTAAAAGAACCTGTATAACTTCCTCCTGGTGGTAAAGTAAAGGTTGCTCCATTTGCAAATGTTAACGAACCTGAAATTATGGGACTATGTATAATCATTTTTTTCTATCCTAACTTATTTTTTAATTCTTGAACTTCTTTGGATAAATCCTTTATACCTTCAATTAAAAGAGATACCAATTTATCATATTTTACGGCCTTGTACCCATCTTCTCTTGTTTGTACCAATTCTGGTAAAATTTCTTCTATTTCTTGGGCAATAACTCCGTAATCCTTACCACTATAAATATTTTGTTTTTCTTCGTTCCAAATGAAACTGTTACCAGAAATTTGATTTATTTTTTCTAATGGATTAGAAATTGGTTGAATATTATTTTTTAATTCTCTATCTGAAGAAGAATATGCAACCACATCTTCTCCAACATTTAATGTTTTTGCAATACCAACACCACCATCAATAATTACGGCTCCTGTTGTTTTTGATGTCGATTGTGTTGTATCATTGAAATTTGTTATACCACTAACATCTACCGCCGAACCAAGTGTGATTGTAGTTCCATCATCTGTAATAGTTGAATCTAATGTATGATGACCACCATTTGATTTTAATATTGTATTGTTTGTATTATAAGTAGGTGAGCCTTTTGTACTAAACTCAGGCCCGAACATTACTACACTATGGTCTGTTGTTACACCACCATCATCAGAATATTCATAGAACCAATCGTTTGTCTGTCCATCAAATTGTAAAGATGAAGTTACGCCCACAGAACCAGAATCGTAAACTGCAATTCCTGCATATCTTTCAGTTGGTGTATCGTTGTTTAAAATAATGAATGCATCACCAATAATTTTAGCAGTACCTGTTACAGATTCAATATATGCAAATGAACCTGTTCCATTTACAACAATATCGTTAAATGTCTTTAATCCACTAATTGTTTGTTCTGATGTTAAATCAACAAAAGAACTTGTTAATTGTGATGAACCACTTATTATTCCACTACCATTAGTAATTTGAGTTGAACCACTTACAATTCCACTACCATTAGTAATTTGAGTTGAACCACTTACTACTCCACTTGGAAGTTGGTCAACAATTGAACCACTTACTACCTCCAATGAATTAAGATAAGATAAGTTGTCTGAATCACTATATTGGTTTATCGAACCATAGTTTGTTGTTTGAGTTACATCAATTTGAGATGATTGAGAAACTATTCCTGTTGGTAGTCCTTTTACAACACCTTCTTCAAAATGTGTTGAGCCAGTATCAATAGCAACAACTGCTTCACCTGAATCTGTTGAACCACTCATACCCAAACCAGCGGTTACTTTTGTAATATCACCCGCACCAACTGCGACTAAGGCCTCATCAATATAATCTTTAACTGCTCCCGCATTACCAAGTACTTCAGTATTACCATCTGAAATGGATGATGATACATGATAGAAAGCCGCAGTTGCTAAAGTTCTTTTACCAATTACTCCATTTGAACCACTAAATAGTGCAACAAAATGAGTATCATTTAATGATGATAATCCTGTAAGAGATAATCCATTAAAAGATGGAGAATCTGTTAGTTCTAATCCTAAATCAATATCAGATTGAGCAACTCCATTAATTGTTGGTCTTAAAGTACCTTGACTTGGTGAAGTAAATGCAGATGAAGAAACTATTCCAGTTCCATCTAAAATTTGACCCGAACCACTAACAGTTCCATTTGGTAAAGCCTCTACTACACCATTTGTAAAGTGAGCAGAACCTGTATTTAATGTTAGAGTTCTTGTTGATGTGATATTACCACCACCAGTTAAACCATTTCCTGCAGTAATACTTACTGAGGTGTGGTCTATGTGTTCATTTGCTACAAAATTAGTAGTTTCATCATGGTCTATTTGTACCGATTGAGAAAATACATTATCTCCTTGAATTTCTAAATATCTTAAATCAAGGGATGATGTTACTTGGTCTGAGCCAGAAACAATTCCAAATCCATTTGTTCTAAGAACAGTACCATCTACTTGAATACTATCAGAATTAACAGTAATACCATCACCAGAACCTATATTAAGTGTTCTTGTTGAAGAGATATTACCACCACCAGTTAAACCATTTCCTGCAGTTATTGAAACTGAAGTATGGTCAATATGTTCATTTGCTACAAAATTAGTAGTTTCATCATGGTCTATTTGAATTGAAGCAGATATTACCGTTTCAGTATCTAATTTAGATTTAACACCATCTGTAAATGTTGTACTATCTGTATCTAATTCTATATCATTAGAATTTACAACGATACCATTGTTTGCAGATGCAACATTTAGTGTTCTTGTTGTAGTAATATTACCACCACCAGTTAAACCATCACCAGCAGTAATAGATACTCCTGAGTGGTCAATGTGTTCATTTGCAACAAAGTTTGAAGTTGCATCATGGTCTATTTGTAGGGATTGAGAAAATACATCCTCATCGTTTAATTTTGTTTTTACTCTTGTATTAGTATAATAAAGATTTCCTGCTTCAGTTACTTGGTCTGTATCTATACCTGTAAGTTCTCCACCTTCTCCTTTAAATCCTACTGATGAACTTACTTTAGCATCAAATACAAATTGTTGAGTACCATGTTCCCAAGTTAATGATTTATTTGCTCCATCAATTTCTAAACCCGCTCCATCAGCTGCTGATGAATCAG